CATCATATGTCAGGCCGCTGTCTACATAGAACGCATCAGTAACGTCAGCGCCAAAGTAAATCGGCTTCATATACACAATGTGCCGCGTCTCAACGCTGTTAATGGTGCGCTTAACTGACAGATACACTTGGTCTTCAGAACCTGAAGGTATTGATGCAATACTTTCCACAACAGCTGTGCCGCCTAGCGTATGTTCGTGCCACGCGATTGTGTTGTTTTGCGGGTCATAACTGAGGCCAAGTAGTTCGCCATCAGAGCGCACAAACCACAGAATAAGTTCCGGCTCTTGCTGCCATGTCATGTCATCCAAGCCAACGCGGGCCAGATGCTCTGCCAATACAGTCAAATCGCGTCCTGTAAGGCCATCAACATCCAAGTTAAATGTGATTTCCTTAACTTTGGTCTGCCCCTTCTGCACCATAATAGTGCTAGAGCCTGCACGCACCGGGCGCACATCTGATGCGCCGAATGTGGTTTCACGCAACACGTTCACATTCGTAGGTGTAACAGGCTGTGTGCCAGAACCGCCAGACATCGTAAACTCAGCGCTACTTGTCAGGATTTGCAAGAAGCGGCCTTGAATCATGTGCTTAATGACGTTCACTTGGTCAGACGCAATCGTGACGTTAATCGCCTTGTCGTCCTCTGTGCCGGGTGTGTGGTTCTCAAAGTCTGCCGTAACCGACCCAAATATCGTCTGTGGCTGGCCTGTAGTGCCCGCAAAGTACAAACGCTCCTCGTAGAACGCAACAGCGCGTGGGTAGCCTTGGTCGCCGCCAAATGCACCAAGCGACCATTTCTTTGTTGCGTTTGCCGCGCCGACAATGTGGTCAGGCAAAACAGCTATACCGCCATCATCTTCTTTGACTGTGGCAGTAACGACAGTGGAACTGGTGAACGCAGTGATTTCTACATAGCCTGTGTCATCGTGCTTGTATTCCCAGTCGATAGCACCGTATGTTTCGATGCCCTCAGTATGAACAGGGGGCGTATTACCGGATGTCTGAGTAGAGCCTGTTACTTGTTCATAGACATGCCCATTGTAGCGCACGCTTTCGCCATCATTGTAGCTAGTGCCAGCTGCCCTTTCATCATGTTCAATCTCAAGCACCTCGCGGAACCTGATGTATCTGCCAACATCATCGCTGGTGAACAGCGCAGCTGATGCCGTGATTGTAACGCTGCCTGTTGCCGCTGAAGCGTATAGCGTAATATCTGATGTGTTTTCATCCAGCCAAGGGCCATCAACAAAGTCGATGTCGCTAAATGTAAAGCTGGTTGCTGTCGTCCGGGTTAGCTTGGCAGGCGGGTGGTTCTTATGTGCAAAGTAAATAACGTCAGCAGACTGCGTGTAATTCAGTTCGAATATCTCTGTTGCTGAATACGGTGTCACAACCTCAACAGCTGAACCGCCGGATACAAGCAAACCACCGTCAACATAAAAGCGCATGTAGTTTGCGCCCAGTTCAATCACATATGCCTGCTCGTCACTAAACTCGAATGGTATCAGCCGCACCTTGCCGTTGCTCTTTGATGAGCCCGCATAGTATGTACCCGGCCTGCGTGTCGCGCCGCCTTGCGGAAACACCAGCATATTTGTCAGCTGCTGCACACCGCTCTGATACTTTTGCAAATCAATACGGCCTTCAAGTCTAGGCGACAGTTCGCCAGACTGAAAGTTTGTGACGATAGTGGATACACGCGCCATGTTAGAACCTTACATTGATAAAGTCATCGGCCTGAATTTGGTCTGGCATACCTTCCATAGCGTCAGCTGAACGAGCCTCACGCATCTTTTGCTGGTAACGCTGTTCCATAAGCTGCGCAATGTTTGAACTGCCTGTAATGGCGTAGGCTGTTTCAGCCGCTAGTGCGCTGGCAATAGTGCTGGACAGCATTGAGTCGTATGACTCTGTGTCTTCAATCCGGCCAATGTACACAATCTTGCATGTGTCTTCGTTGCTCAGAATCTTCCGGCCTTCAACCTTGTACATAATCTGGCTGTCATACGCCGCAATTTCATTGTTCACATTGCTGTTCCAGAATGATAACAGCCGCAAACAGTAAGGGTCTGTGGGCAATGTGTACTGATACGAAAAGCCAAATGCAGGCGCTTCGCTATCCTTTGGCAACGACTTGCGTGTGATTGCTACGTTCCAAGGATGTGAGCGCAACACAGCATCTCGCACGGTTTCAAACCTACGGTTACATAGTCTGGCTTCTTTTGAGTTTTCTGTCAGCGAGGTAATGGTTGCCGCGCCCAGTAGGTCCATCGCCTCGTTACAAATATCCACTACTGAAGGCATTGTCTTACCAACCTCTCTACACTTATCAACACGCCTTTGCTTGCGCCTGAGTCACCGCCATTGACTATCTGCCCTGCTTTGTGGGCTTCTCTTGCCAAAGCTTTTAACCTATCTGTCGGCAATAATACCACAGTTTTGTCTGCAAGTATAAATGCCCAAAACGCGGCCTCTGTAGTGCTTATGCCTGACGGCTTATCCCTACAAAAAAACTCCACAAACACATTACCTGTCTGTGAAGCCATGAAGTCGCGTTTAACTTCTATTGTCTTACTTTCTAATAAATCGCCTAGCCATTTTTCGTGTAGCTGGCCTACCTCTAGGTCATACCTGAAATCGTTGTTCTGTTTCACATACAACCCCCAAGGAAAAGAGGGGGCGGTTGCCCGCCCCCGCTATGCTTAGTCTGGAGATTCGTCACAGTCGATTTGTACGACTTTGGCTTCTTCCATCCGTACCGCACCAAGTGACATGCAGTAGTAGACTTGAGTTGCGTAACTCTTGTCTGCCCGCTCGTCAATGCGTGCTGATACGTCTTTGCCGAGACCAAGTGTGATGCCGTCTTCTGCCCATGCAAAGCAGTTACGAACATCGTCAGTCTCTGAACCATCGCTTGTGGTGAGGCGGTTGGTCATAATGAACTTAAAGCCCATGAATGTGTCCAGTTCGCCCTGTACCAAAGCTTTGATGCTGTTGAAGTCGCTTGACGTTACGTTAGTGTCAGCCAACAGTGCTTGGATTTGGCTTGGCCCTACAGCGATGTAACGCTGAATTGATGGGTCAACGTCACCTGAATCGAGCATGTACTTTGCTTCGCGCAGTTTAGCCAGAGTCAGGTTTGTGTTGCCGTTAGCAATGCTGTTGGTGATGGTAGCTGAACCAGAACCAGTCTCACCAGTAGCAGCTGTGCCAAGGGCAGCAGCGATAACAACGTCATCCATTGCGCGGCCCATAGCTGCTGCTGCGGCCTTTGCATAAGATGATGTTGGGTCGATAAGCATGCGAATCTTATCTTGGTCGTCAATAAGGTCTGCATACTCGTAGTCTGCCAAAGTCAGACGACGCCGTGAGTGTGGCGTGTCAATCTGTGGCGTATCAGCGTGGCGAGTTGTACGCGCTTGCGCAGTAGCTACACCAATCTGGTCGATGAAGGCATTCTTGCCAACAACATTCTCAATACGCACCGCATCACGCAGACGAGAACCCATCTGCTGTGATAGCATCTGCACGTTTGCAGAATACTGTTGTACAAATGCCGTGGTTACTTGTGTGGACATATCGTCCTCCTTGCTTTCACGGTTTCATTTACACGAATTGCGGTGTGCTACCCTTGCGGACACTCCTAGTTTTTTGAGCCCTTTTGGGGCTGTCGTCTTCCCGACTGCCAACAGGACGAGATGACTCGCTACCCTGCGTGACCCACTTGTAGTACCTGTCTGCAAGTGAGTCGGGGTTTAACACATCACGCTGTGTGCCATACTCTAGCGCAACGCGCAAACACTCTAACCTAACCTCGACATCATCCATGGATGTACGTCATTAGTTCCTGAACCCTGTCTATCGCCTGCTGGCGACCTACAATGTTCTTAGAATCTGTGTACACCGATGAGGTCATAATCGAATTTATCTCCGCTTGAGCGGCATCTTTCGACATAAACCCTGCCTGTGTCGAGTCAGAAACTGTGTCTTCACTAGTGACACTATGCCTGAAGGCTGCAATGTTTGCAAATGCCTTAATAAATTCAGGGTGATTGCCAATCTTTGTGCCGTCAGCAAGCTGCATATCTAGCACATCTGGTGAAGCAAATTCCTGAAAAGCATTTGCAGCTGCCTGTATCTTGCTATCGTATGCCTCGCCCCACTCTTGCTTGAGTTCGTTTTGCACTTGCTGCTGATACTGCTGCTCATTGTGTTGCATTTTTGCAACACTGCCTTCCGACATTGACTTGTAATATTCCAAGATACCCGATGCTTGGTCAGGTGTCAGTCTTAGTTGGTGGGCTACGCCTTTGAAATCATTAGCGATTTCTTCTGTGACGATATTGCCGTCAGCTGTTACGTTGTAGCCGTCTGGTGTTTCTGGTCTGCCCAGTCTCCCATAGATGTTGTCCAAATCTTCATCCGTTGGATTGACTGGTAGCGGCAGCTTGTCAGCACCAATCAGTCTTTGCGCATTTACATAAGACCGGGCCAAGTTACCCACATCACGAATTGGGTTTAGGCTTGGATGGTCACGCAGTTCCTCTGGAATCATGTTCAGAAAATCGTGACCAGACCCGCCTTGTGCTACCTCTGCTGGGGTTTCCAGCACGGTTGCCTCTGGCTGGGCTACCTGTTCGATTGCTTCTTCAGACATTACTTCTCCTCATTCATCATGTTGTGTATGTGAAGGATAACAGCACGTTTCCCTTCTTCGAAAGCTGTGGCGTTGGCATCGCCTGCCACATAGCTTGAAGCACGCCAGTTACAACGTGCCTCAAGGTCTTTCAGAACTTTCACCCCTGCATCGGAGTCGAAAGTCTGTTTATACATATCTTTTAACTGTTCGATTTCTTTCATTCGCCAACCATCCTAACGGCTTGTGCTGCTTGCGCCGTGGTGTACACATCTTCTTGTTCCATCTGGCGCTGTTGCATCATTGCCTCTTGTTCTGCGCGGGCCTTGCGTGTCTCAGCTACCTCACGGCTAGTGCGCAGTGTAGTCTTTGGAACGCCCAGCGCATCAGTGACATGCTCGACAAGCCCATCAGGGTCAAGGTGGTCGCCCACTGGAAGCGATTGTGACAATGGAAGCAGTATCTCAAG